GAAACGGATGTGAAGGATTTTATTGAAACTTGCTTGTTTCCCAATCAGTAGGATTTGAAGCATACGTATATTTTCAAGCGATCAAAAGACATTTTACTTCAAACTACGACTACTTCAAATATCATGGTAAAATGAAGTTGAAGAAGTCTTCTTTTGAGAAAAAGAATGATCGATACCAATATGCGAAGCTACTCAAAACTTCTGATTGGGAAGAATTAGTTTTATCGAATATCGTTTCAAATCCTAATATCTGGGTTGGTGACTTGTTTTCAGAAGAAGCTAAAATTGTTTACTATGATTGGAAAAAAGTCAATAACTCATTGACATACACGTTCAAAAGTGATATAAATAGATTTGATGACGACCTCTCAAACACCTTCAAGGTAAAGAATGGTCGTTATCCTCTTCCGATTGATCTATATCAAAAGGGAGAAATCCGTCTTGAAACTCTTGTTCTACTGAATCGGATTTTCAAGTGTTTTGACTATTGGGATAGTAAGGTTGAAGATATGATTCTTTATCCTTTATTGTCTCAGAAAGTGAGAAAGTATGAGCCTTTTGTGAAATACAAAGATACACAAAAACTGATACAAACCATACAAAGTAAATACAACGTACATATAAAAGGATAAAAGACACATGGCATTTGATTTCAATTCTCTACGCAATTCACGTTCTTCCGCTCTTTCCAAGCTTCAAGAACAAGTTTCAAAAATGAACGATGGCGGTTCTTCTGACGATCGTTATTGGCGTTTACAAGTCGATAAGGCTGAAAACGGTTATGCTGTGATTCGTTTTCTACCAGCACCTCCAGGTGAAGATGTTCCGTTTGTTCGCATTTGGGATCATGGCTTCAAAGGACCAGGTGGTTGGTATATTGAGAACTCTCTCACAACACTTGGTCAAGACGATCCCGTTTCTGAGTACAATAGCCAGCTTTGGAACTCTACAGATAGCGACAGTTCTCCGGAACGTAAGCAGGCTCGTGAACAAAAGCGTCGCCTCAAGTATATTTCCAATGTTTATGTTGTAAAGGATCCAGCAAATCCTGAAAATGAAGGCAAGGTTTTTCTATTCTCATATGGAAAGAAAATCTTTGACAAGCTGAATGATAAGATGTATCCTCAGTTTCCAGGTGAAGTCGCTGTCAATCCTTTCGATTTTTGGGAAGGCGCAGATTTCCATCTAAAGGCACGGAAGTATGAAGGTTATCGTAACTATGATCGCTCAGAGTTTGCTCAAGTCAAAGTTCTAAGTGATACTGACGGTAACGAACTGTCCGATGAGCAGCTAGAAGAAGTTTGGAAGTCTCAACATTCCCTACAAGATATCATCGATCCGAAAAACTTCAAGTCTTACGATGAACTGAAGGCGAAACTGCATAAGGTTCTAGGACTTGACGCCGCTGAATCCGCACCCACCAGCCGGAGCGATGATAAGGAGATGTCTTTCTCGCCAAAGTTCAAGGAGGAAGCTCCGAAGGCTATGAGCGAAAAAGCGTCTCCGTCAATGAATGAGGACGATCCGCCATTTGACGTTGATGATGACGATGAAGATAGTCTATCGTTCTTCAAAAATCTCGTCAAAGACTAAAGGAAAGGGAGCTTCGGCTCCCTTTTTTATGCTGAAAATGCGATAGGAACTGCGTTTCCAAGAGCAGTACTTTGTGATGTTACAATCGTTGTATAAGAGTTGTTTGTCGTATTATTGACTGGCGTTAGATTGACCGAATCACCGCCTTTTGCGACATTGAAGTTTGTTGAGCTACCATCAGAAACTGCGCTCAGTTTTTCCGCGCTCTTTTTCAATTTCAATGTTTCACCCCAATTTTCATACAATTGTTTTACGGTTCTAGGTCCACTTTCACTTCTGGGGAGGAATCCAAATTCAATAAACTTTTTATCTTCCGACAAAAGGTCTTTCGTAAGGTCTAGACTTTGTTGAAGAAACTTATTAGGATTAACGTCTTTTCTTGGATTACTAGTAATCGTATCGGGTTGTATGTCGAAATCTTCTTCTTGACCCAAAATTTCGTTCAACTTATTTTTTATTCGTCCAGCATATAATTCAGTGAAAGGTACCTTTAAAATATCACGAAAATAATCTTCTCTATCACCTTTACTATTTCCGGTATATTCTGGGTACCGTTTTATATAATCGTCAAGTACATTTATTTTATCATCCGGTGTTTTAGCTTCCTTAAAAGCGGCTCTGAGTCTATCTTCTGCATCTCCTTTAATGTCGCCTTCTTTTTTTCTTATTCCTGCTTGAGCTTCTATAAGGTCTTTTTGTAGATCTCTAGCAATTCTTCCAAATTCTGTATCCGGATCAGCTGCAGTCTTTTGGATTATTCTATTAAGCTGAGGTGTGGCACTATCTAACGCCTTTTTCCTATCTTCTAAAGACAATTTTGGATTTTTTGCTTTTTCGATATTATCTTCAATTTCTTTTATCTCTGTTTCGAGAACTTCCTTTGCTTCTTCAACAAGTAATTTTGTGGCTAAAATAGCGCCTGCAGCTGCAGACACGATTCTACCTATAGGTGTCATCACAGCAAGACGTAATACCCATCTCATCAATCCTCCTAATTTTCCGCCACCACCCACACCAACAAGAGCTGCTATAGCAGTATTCACTTCTTCTGGTAATTTAATTCCAGTGAGTTCTTCTTGCAAGTCAAGTAAAGCGGATGTTGCGCCACCAATCAAAGCACCTTTGATGCCGCGAAAAAAGAAACCAAGCCCAACAGGTAAAGTTTTCAACACAATATCTTTGAGAACTGAAGGTTCTCCTTCTACTGGTTCTCCTTCTACTGGTTCTCCTTCACCGCCAAATCCAAATCCTTCTTTCAACCCATCAATCAAAGCAGTTATCACAAAAGCAGCTGCGCCAGCGCCAATAGCGCGAACAGCTAGTTTACCACCGCCTTTGAATATGTCGCCAAATAACGAACCCAACAGGCTTTCTTTTTTCTCTGGTTTTGGTTTTTCTGATGTAGGTTCTGTCAGTATCTCAGTTCTGGTTTCAGGTGTCGGTTCATCACTAAGCAATCTAGCTCTTTTTTCGTCAGCAATCCTTTCCTTTTCCATAACATAAGCATCGTTTTGAATATTGTATAACGACTCAAGCATTGAAGATTGAAAGAGTAAAGAACTGTTTATCGATTCAAAAAGATTTTCCATCTTTTGAAATATTTCGTTTGTTCTCATAGATTCGTTTAGAATCTCTTGCTGAACTTCCGCCATTTATCTTTTTCCTAAAGTGTACGCTTCTGATCCCATATATGTCGCTATCACACCACCAAGAGTAATCCAAAACAAATCGAGTAACGATCCAAGAGAAGCAAGCCTTTCGGGAGATGCTCCAAAAGCGATATAAAATCCTGTGATCAAAATGGCAATCAAAGAAACGATTGCCATTCTTCTTTGCGTTGTTCTCTTTATCAAGTTCAAATCCATTTCTTTTTCATCAACAATCCCATCATGATTCAGATCAATATCTGAGCCAGACAATTTTACTCTCCCTCTTTTTGTTTTCTTTTCTCAAGATAGTCAATCAATAAATCAACGTAAATGTCTCTCTCATACGGGATCAACGATTCAATTTCAGTAATAGAATATTTATGATGCTGAGCCAAAGCAAAGTTCGTTTTATAATAGTTTGTCAGATTGTTATGACTCAGCGCTAGATAAAAAAACTGTCCGTTCCTTCTATCACAAAGATTTTGTCTTCGCCTTTACTGTTTCGATACGGAATATCATATCGAAGTTTTGGAATATTTTCAAAAAACTTTTTGATTGACTCGATTGTTTTTGGTGATAAACTCTCGGCAAACTCAATTATTTCGGTTTGTTCAAAGTCTCTCAAATAGTAGATTTGATCTTCCGAAACAACGTAGTCAATACAATCAATCAACACGTCAAAGAGTAGTAGTTGATTTGTTTGAGCTTCAACAATCTTTTCGAGTTCAGAAAACGAAGGGTATCTCATAAACAAGGTAACTTTGTCGTCAACCTTTATTTCTTTTGATTGATCTGTATCCTCAATCTTCATCTTATCAATATCTAATGTGAGTTCAATCTCTTCATTTGTTTCAGGGTCTCGAATGGTAAAATCTACAATATCATCGACAGATTTTGCCCTGATTTGTAGTAAAAGATACTCAAGATCAAACAGAGCAAGTTTTTCAACATCAACATCACCAATCAAACAGTTATTGATGATTTGTTTGATTGAGTCGATAACTTGCTTGATGTCTTTTGATTCTTTTGCGATCAAAAGAACCTTTTCTTCTTTGACCGTAAATGGTCGAAACTTCACTTCTTTTTTTGTTGAAGGTATCGTCAAATCAAAAAGTGGCGCGTCAATCTTAGGTAGTGACATAATATCTCCTTCTTATAACAAACTTCCAGCTATTGTTGATACTGAAGTGCTTTGATTGATCAAATCTTGAATATTTCTTGGACGGCGGATTTGTCCAATCGCTTGAGCGTATGTGTTGAGTACGGAAAAATACGAGAGTATTCCGCTACCACGATTGAAGATAGATGAAGGACTGCCCTCCTGCGAACCTTCAACTTTCAAAGCAGAATATGAAAATGAAACTGGTAAAGACATTATTTCTGCGGCATTTGCCCAAGCTAAGGAAACTTCACCAACTCTTGTAGGATAAGCTCCTTGAAACTTGTAAGTGTAAACTTTCTTCACGCCGTTGAAGTTACCAGAATACATCTCAACGGTAATAGTGCTTGAGTATTCATCTTTGTATCCGACTTCAAAGGGTAACATTCCATTATACTCATTAAAGATGCCAGTTTTATCGTAGTTTACAACGTTTTGCATCCATCGATGAAAATATTTGACAACACCAAAGTTACTGTCAACCATAAAGTCGCAAGGTAAAGTTGAATACTGCAATCCTGTTGGAAAATTTTCAGCTGGTCCGAGTGTTTGTCTTGCGACAGCCGTTGTTCCCGGTGCAAGTTCTGGGACTGAAACACTGCGACAAAAGAATCGAAGAGACCTTGTTGGAAATGCTGACAGATTACCTGAAGCAGCTTCAAGTTCATTTTTGAGCGAAGCTGGAGCATCAATATACATCACAAACAGATTATTCTTTGCTAATCCGTGTTTGTTGATTTCTGATTTGAACTCTGATAAATCGAAACTCATGCAAATATTTTCCTTGACTCTGCCCAAACTTTTTCTTTGGAGGCTTTCTCGAACATTTCTACAGGAAGCATCAAAGCAATATCCCACTCAGAAGGATCGATTAATACGGGAACAGAAGCTACCTGAGAAACGAGATATCTTTTGACGCACGGTCTAAAATAACGGAACTTTGACGCATCGTTTAGAACATCATAACTCAGACGAAGCTTTGTGGTCGAGTTGTATTTGTCATTGCTCGATAGATCGTACAACGCATCCATTAGCACTGCTCTATATTGAGGTGGAAGATAATGCATGTTCAAACCGATAAATCCGTTGTCAACACTTCGAAATGGAAACACTAAAGGAAATCTATCATAGTAAGGCAGAGTTTGTTTGTATTTTGGATCATAAAAATACATGTAACAACTACCAACTTTAATCTGATTCTTTCCTACTTGCGTATTTTGTCTCAATAGCATTTGACGATTCACAAGTTTCGTTTGCTCGGCTTTTTGACGAAACCACTCTCTTGCCTCTTTTGATTTACCTGGCAATATACCAGCTTTGGTACCTTTGTCAAGTATTCTAGTAAAAACTGTAGATACCATTTATTTGATTCCGAGCTCTCTTTCCGTCATAATGCGAAACTGCCAACCTCTATCTTTACAAAACTCTTCAGCTGCTTTCCATTTTGCGCTGTTGATTCCATATGTCCGAACTTCGTTGAGATATGTTTTTGTCACTTTATTTTTCTTTTCTGGCGGAACAGTTTGATACAATGGCTTTATCTCAACGACTAATGTTTCTTCTTTTCCATCTTTATTTATCAGTTTCACAAAAAAGTCAGGGAAGTAACGATGTATCTTGTTGTCGATTGGACTTCGATAAACAATGAAAAATTCTTCAGAAGACCATGTTACAACATTTGGATGTTTGTCAAG